TTTTGCATTATTACAAAAAACACATTGAGATTTTGTATATAAGACTACATTTTTCATAACAAGTCATATCCTCCATTGTCTAATGTATAGTATACTTTTTTTATATTAAATGTTGATATTGCTTTCATACATCCATCACAAGGTTTAGCAAGACCAAATACAAATTTCTTTTTATAAATTTTTACTCTACAAATATAAAGTATAGAATTTGAAAACTTTTCTAAATCTATTTTATTTATAGCATTTTTAATAGCATCTGTCTCTGCGTGAAGATAAATAGCATCTTTATTCTTACAATATCTTTTTTGAAATGGATGTGTCTTACTTCTATTTACGCCAATTGAAATCAAATTATTTCTATACACTATACCTGCAGCGATTCTTGCTTGTGCTACAGGTTCTACATTAATTGCTATTTGGGATAGTGTATTAATATATCTTGAGTGTCTAGTTTTTCCTGATTGTTTTGGTGATATATTGCTAATATTTTTGTATACCATTTTCTACAATTTTTTCAAGATTAGGTTCAAAATAATCTGGACCTTTTAGAATCTTTCCGTCGTTACGATAGATTGGATGTCCATTCCTATCAAGCTTAGACATATTGCTACTATGAACTTCTTCAAAGCATTTATCTAAGTCAATACCAAATGCAGCACCTGCACCATATGTAACATAAAGAATATCAGTAAGAGCATCAGCAACTCCAACCATATCTTCTTTTCCCATTGCTTCTTTCAACTCTTCTAACTCTTCTTCAATAAGAGAAATCCTAAGTTTCTGGACTTTTTCATCTGGAAATTCTGGATTATACTTCACTTCTTGACCAAAGTTATTCATAAAATCCATAACACGAATAAAATTACTTACCATCTAAAATTTTCCTTGCTATATTTAATAAACTACCATAGGAACCATTATCTTTAGTTATAGATTCAGTCCTATCAATCATACTATAATACTGATTGATAGAAATCACCTTATTTGTATGTTTTTCAAACAACACAAATAACTCATCACCTTTACCAGAACTATTAACTACAATTTTGATATGTTCCATTTAAATCTCCTATTGTAGTCAGATTATATCAAGGTAAGTTCTATTTGTCAATCATTAAATTAGACTTTCTTGCTCTCACCATTATCCATTGGTTATATGAGTTTTTATCAAGCAGAACATCACGAGAAAATTGTTCTTTTGCTTCATAATAACTCATCTCAGTTTTGTTTCTACACATTCTGATTATTGTTTTTCTTATTTTATTACCAGATTCAATGTGTTCATTTAGTAAGTCGTTAGAACCAGTATAGTCTTTCCAATCCGATTCAACAAGCATTCTTTTTTTCTTTTTATTCTTCTGATATACTTTTGTTTTCTTTAGTGATTTCTTACCAATATAATACATATTATTATCTAGATTTTCAATTAGATAAACAAAACCAACATATCCTTTTATATCATCTTCAGTAATATCTTTATTATTATATAACCACATAATACCATCCTTTCATCAATGGTATTATTTATTCCTCTTCTTCTGCCTCTATTTCAGCAACATAATCTTGATAAGCATCAGAAAATTCTTCATTATTATCTAAAAGATATTCTAAAATTTCATTATCAACCTCAAATAAATGTGAAATGAATTGTTGATAAATGTCATATCTCTCTTTAGAATCTGATATATTATCCTCCATTATTAAAAATAATTCTCTTAAAAGTTCTTTCATAAATTATTCCTTATTTTCTAGATTATTATCTCCGTAAAAATATTCATCATTTGTGCTTATATTTCTACTATTTTCTACAGAATATATAGATAAATCTATTTCATAACCTGGATTTTTCTTTATTCTTTTAAAAATAAAAGACTCATCATACCAAATTATTCTATTATTTGGATAAGCATAATAATTACCAGTTTCTACTTTAAATAAATGTGCACATTTGTGTTCTGGTGATTCAGAAAAATTAAAATCTGTTATTGATTTATTTTCCCAAGACCAATCTAAAGTAAACATATATATTCCATTTACCCTTTTTCCATCAGGTCTTATAAGTTCAGCTTTTAAATTATCAAGTCTAGATCTTTTTTGAACATCTATATAAGGTGAAAATGAATTCCAGTACATAATTTGATTTAAAGGTTCTATTTCTGAATCTGGATTCCAACAAAAAGCATGTAAAGGTCTTCTTGTCCAATTTACACCATTTTCTAATAATGCTTCAAATAAAGGAACTCTTTTTTCAATTGATGATACTGTATGAACATCACACTTAGTCACTTCTTTATGTCCTTTTTTATGATTATAAAGAAACTCATTTCTTATATAACAAGGCCAATCTGGCAATGGATGATTTAAATAAGACACATATTTCTCCTAAAAAAAAGGGGCAGATTTCTCTGCCCCTATTTAGTTCTAGATTTCACAGTTATCTGCAGTACAAGCTAATGTCTGTGCTCCTTCCACATTATCTTGATTCTCTTCAAATGAAGTCCAATCAAAACTTTCTGGCATAATTTCTAATAATTCATTATACTTTTCCTCTGATACTGTTTCATATTGTGCTTGTCGATATGTTCCACCATCGTGAGGTAAAAATGATACACCAGACATCTCATCAAAATGTTCCCAGACCCAAGCACCAACTGTTGGCCATTCATCTTCTTTTACTGAAATAGTAACAGAAGGTTTATGTTCACACCAATGTCTTTGATACATCAACCAAAGTTCTAGATGATCAATTGCAGAAATATCACCTCTTGATAATGCACTTTCTGGTGCTTTCTTTGGAAATGTAAACACTGTAGTTGCATATGGTTTAGTTACATCTGGTTCATTTGGAACGCCTGCATCAATAAGAAATTGTGTCAACGGGTCTTTATTATCATTACGAACACGACGATAATAATATGGATCGTGTCTTGCGTGAATACCAGAAGCAGAATCTGTTAACTGAGAAACTGTGCCTGATGGTTTGACGCATGTAACAGAAGCAGACTGTGGAATACCTAACATTTCAGCAAATTCTTTATTAGTATCAACAGCAACTTGACGCAACATCTCTAATCGTCCTGGTAATGATGGATCTTTGTAATCATTCAATAAAGGACAATCATAGATACCAGTAATAGAAACACCAAGCAATCTTTCTTCCTCAGTATTCTTTTTCCAAATCTTTCTTAGATATGGAAAGTTAGTAAAAGTGGATTGAATAGTTCCAAGAACCGCTGCAAGTTTTACTTTTTCAATTAAATCATTTTCTGTATCATCTGCACGAGCAATAACCTCTGTAAGATTACAGAATTGATATGGTCGTAGAATAATTTCGGAACATGGATTCGTTCCGAAATCATGATCAGGGTCACGTCTACCATTTTTCTTACAAACATTTTTAGATGCTTCACGTGAGAAGATTCCACGTTCACCTGATTTAGATTCATATAATGATAACCATTCTTGCATAAACTGATGAACATCTGGTTTCTCAGTATATACAGCAGAATTATTTGAAAGTGCTCGTTGAACATTTTGTTCCCACCAAGCACCTGATTTAGCATTCCTCATACGATCATCAGATAGATTTGAAAGTGAAATCATAGCAGAACGACGAACACCACCAACAACTACTACTTCGCCAATTTTACACATAATATCGTGACATTCAATAGATGTTAGTTTTCTACCTTTTGCACTTTTGAAAACATTTACAACAAAATGAAACAATTCATCTAATGGTGCTGGTCCAGAAGAGCGACCACCAAATGTTTTTAGAACTGTTCCTGCAGGACGAAGTTTTGATAGATCCCATTTTGGCAATTCACCAGAATAAAGTAGAGCAATAAGCATACGTAGTGCTTTACCCCAACCTTCTTTTGAATCACGTACAGTGATAGTTGTATCTGTATCATAAATCTCTTCAGGAATTTCTGGTAGTTTATTTACATATTGCCTTTCAACAGAGAATCCTACACCTGTACCATTCATAAGGATTACCATTGCTTCATCAAAAGCTTTTGCATCATCAATTGGTAGATAAGAACAATTGTATCCTGCTGTGTTATCTCTATCAAGTGCAAGACCTGCAGTCATCATTGCTCTCATTGATGGCATTACTTTCATATCAACAATAGCATTTTTAATATTATTTTTAACTTCTGTTGTCAAAACATTATTACTGATTTTACTAGCAACAAAACTCACAAATCGATCAACAGTTTCATCCCAATGTTCTCTTCTTTTTAGTTCAGGTAGATATCTTGCATAACGTGATTTGTGAATATATTGTTGATAAAGGTCCATAAACCGCTCCTACTTCTTTACATCTAATTTATCTAGTGCTTCTTTAAATTCTTTTAGTAGTTTTTCTACTCTTATTTTTGATTCTTGTGCTTCCTCCAACTTTTTCTTTTGTATTTCTATATCTAATTTTGCTTGCTCTAGATCAGTTTTGTATTGCTCGTATCGTTCTATCAGCACACCTCTAGCTGTTTTCATTTATATCTCCAGAGTTTCTAAAAATGGATATACTTTAACAAGAACATCCCAACACTGTTGAGCAACTACACGATGCTCTTTCTGTGTTTCTGGACCCATACGAAGTTGACAATAGTGAATCCAATCACGAACAGTACCATTCATATACATACGAGACATAGTAAGACCTTCTGGTAAAACAGCACGAGCTTGTTCTTTCGCAATACCATTTTCTATTGCCCATTTATAAGCAAGTTTTG